TACGAGACAGCGCAAATCGTCGAGGAATTCGTGCGCGCCAACATCCCGCTGTTCGAGCCGTGGGAAGCCGGCAACGCGATGATGCTCGATGAAATATTCAACCTGCTGTTCGACATGCAGGCGTTCGGCCCGATGGATACCTGGCCGCGGGAATTGCAGGACGCCGAACTGACGTTCAGCTTCAGCAACCCGCTGCAAGACGCGATCCGGCGCAACCGGGTCTATCAGGCGCAGCAGGCTCTCGGCCTCGCCGCCGCCGCCGAGCAGGTCAAAAAGGGCACCGCGAACGCGGTCAACGCGCTCAAGATGCTGCAAGACGCGGTGCGCGGCACCGGCGCCCCGGCGGATTGGCTCTATGACGAGGACGACGCCGCAAACGCCGCGGCCGAGACGACGCAGGCGGGCAATATCCTGACCGCGATCGGCGCGGCCGGGCAGGCGGCCGATGTCGTCAACAGCGGCGCCGAGGCGGCGCAGAAGCTGCAAGAACTGAACCAGCCGGCCGCGGACAGCAGCTTCGTCTACGGGCCGGCGTGATGACGAGTTTGGCAGAGGCCGAGTCGGGCGCGAAAATCGATTGCCCGAAGGAAATCGGCATCGCGATCAAGGCGCTCGCCGCCGACCCGGCGCACAAGCGCGCGTGGGATTTTATCGTCAACATCCTCTGCGGCACCGATCGGCTCGCATTCGCATTGCCTGACGAGTCGCCCGCAATCATGGGCTGGCGGCAGGGCCGCCGCTATGTCGGTCTCGCGCTGCGCGAGATCGCGGCGACACCGATCCCCGACGACACCCCGCCGCCGCCCCCGGCCCGCACGATGACCGAGCGCGCACGGCGCCGGAACACGACCACAGCACAAGGCTGATTGCATGAGCGACGACGCGAACGCCGGCGGCAGCGCCTCCGGCGGCGATGAGGTATTGCGCGACCAGAGCGCCGCGTCCGGCGATGCCGGCGGCGCCAACAGTGCCGACGGCGCCAACAGCCCCGGCGCCGGCGCGCTGAGCGGGCTCGCCGATGATGCCGGCAGCACACCGCCCGGCCCCGCAACGTGGCCCGACGACTGGCGCGAGCGGCTGACCGGCGGCGACGAAACCGGCATGGCGCTTCTGAAGCGCATCCCGAGCGTCGATGACCTGTACAAAAAGGTTCTGGCGCAGGAACAGACGATCCGCCGCGGCGCGCACAAGACCGCGCCGACCCTGCCCGACAACCCGAGCGAGGAACAGCTCGCCGAATACCGCAAGGCGATCGGCGTGCCCGAAACCCCGGACGGGTACGGGATCACATTCGCGGCCGACGCAAAGCCGACCGAAGCCGACACTGCGCTGCTGCAAGGGTTTCTTGCCGACATGCACGGGCGGCACGTCCCGCCCGGCGCCGCCAAGGCCGCCTTCGACTGGTACCAGGCGCAGATAACGCGGATTCAGGAAGAGCAGACGGTTGCCGCTCAGCGCGCCCGGCATCACGCGCAGACCGAACTGCGCAAGGAATACGGCGCCGACTTCAAACGCAACCTCGCGCTCGCCGACGAATTTCTCGAAGCACACCCCGGCCTCGCCAAACTCGTCCGCGCCGACATGCCGGACCTCGACGTGCTGCGCGATCTCGTGACGCTGGCGCGCGCCAATGCGGACGAGGATGCGCTCTACGGCGGCGACGGCGCCGGCGGCGGCAAATCGATCGATCAGGAAATCAACGAACTGCTCGACAAGTCCGCCCAAGGCAAGCTCACCAAGGCCGACAACGCGCGCCTCGATCATCTTTACGAGGTGCGCGTCACGCGCGACGCAAAGCGCGAAGCCCGCGGTCGCGCCGCCTGAACATTTCCCCGCCAGCCACCTCGCTTTTCGCGACCCTGGCACCCCAGCCAACCACAACCCCGCCAACGTGACGCCCCGCTGACGCGGCTCGCGGCCCGGCTTCTGCCGCCACCCCGCACCACGCCGCCGATGCGGCCACCCCGATCGAAGGCCCCTGCAACCTCCCATCACGGAGACCACGGGCCATGTCTATCGCCCAGCAAGTCCGCTACAAAGAAGAGACCATCCGCGCTTTCGAGACCTCGAAGGCGATCATCCCGCAAACCCTCCGCAGCGATACCCAGGACCGCGGCGGGCAGCTCGTCTTCCTGGTGGCCGGCTCCGGTGGACGCTCCGCCGTGACGCGCGGCGCCAACGGCGACATCCCGAACAGCGACGACAGCCAGACCCAGGTCACGCTGACGTTCGCCGAGGCGCACGACAAGCAGGTGCGCACCGGGTTCGACATCTTCCGCGCTCAGGGCAACCAGCTCGAATTGATGCGGCGCAACAACCTCGCCGTCATCCGTCGCAAGCAGGATGCCGTGTGCGTCGCCGCGCTCGAAACCGGCACCGTCACGCTCGGCGCGGTCGGCACGATGAGCATGACCGTCGCACAGCGCATCTCGACCGTGCTGCGCAACGCGCACGTCGGCGAGGAGGACAACGGCAACCTGTTCTGCCTGGTCTCGATCGGCGCCTGGAACTACATGGAGGCGATCACGCAGTTCTCCAGCGCCGATTTCGTGACCTTTGGCGGGCAGCCGCCGGTCGTCGAGGGCGTGCCGAATTTCGGCCGCTTCAAGCACTGGATGGGCATCAACTGGGGCGTCCATACCGGCCTCACCGGGCACGGCACCAGCTCCTGCACCTGCATCGCGTATCACCGCGACGCGGCGGGCTATGCCACCTCGACAATGGGCCTCGACGCCGAGGCGGGCTACGACGGCGAGAACCAGCGCTCCTGGACCCGCGCGACGATCTTCCACGCCGCGGTGGGGCTGCGGGACGCCGGCATCGTCAAGCTCACACACGACGATAGCGGCCTGTCGGCGTAACCCGCCCGCTCACCCCATCCAACAGCCCCGCTCCGGCGGGGCTTTTCTTTTGGAGCACAACAAATGGCCTATGACGGCAGCAAGCTCAGCCGCCTCGGCGGACTGTACGACGGATCGTGGAACCTGTGGGTTTACCGCCACACCGATGCGATCGCGACGGTGAACACGGCCGGTTATTTCTCGGACTATACCGACCGCGGCATGAAAGAGGACGACCTCGTCATCGTCGTCGATACGACCAACCATCTGCTCGATTTCGTCCGCGTCAAGAGCGACGGCGACGTGACCGATGGGTTGCGGGTGACTGAGACCGACAGTGACTGAAACTGACAGTCACTAGCGCAGACGGGCGGCCTTTTGGCCGCCCTCTTTTTCCCCACAGCAGCCCGGTGACGCATGAACATCCCGAACCACCTGCTTCCCGTGTCTCTGCGCCGTGCGGAGCACGAGCGCGGCGAATACTTCCACCGGCCCGCGCCGGGGGTCACGCTCGAACAGGTGCTCGATCCGAACTATTGGGAAAACCTCGCCGAACGGCTGCAACTCGACGACCGCATCGAGGTGGTCGCGCCCGACCGCTCCTACGACATCGACCTGCGCGTCGTCGCGATTGACCCGCATCGCCATTGGGCGGCCGTGCAGGTGCGCGGCGGCGTCGAGCGGCCGGCGGAGCCGGCGCGGATCGCAGGCCCCGCAGCCGACGCGCAGGGGTTTGTCATCGACCGCGATCCGGTGCAGGGCTGGCGCATCCTGAACGGGCGCGACCTCATCGCGAAAGACCTGCCGGACGAGGCCGCGGCCCGCAAGATGCTCGCCGGCATCCGGACGGGAACGCCCGCCAAACCGGCGAAGGCCGGCTGACGGACATAGCCGATGGCCGCCACAAAGCTCCGCCTCTATCAGGATGTCGCCCGGCTGCTCGGGGATGCGCGCTTTGCGCTGATCACCGATGATGTCGAGACGCGGTACGCCCTCGACGACGCGTGGGACGAGGCGGTTACCTTTGTGCTGCGGCAGGCCCCGTGGCGTTACGCGCTCGCGACCGCGACGCTCGTCGCCTCGGTCAGCGCCCCGGCCGCCGGATACGCGCACGCCTACGATTTCCCGGCCGATTGGCTGCGCACGCACGCGATCTTTCTTTCAGCCAGCGACGGCCGCGAAGACCCGATCGACCTGCGCGACCAGGCCACGATCGTCTCGGTCAATGTCGGCACCGCGCCGAAGATGCGCTTTGTCTCGGCCGCCTATGCGGACCCGGCTCTTGCCGGGCATCCGTGGCCCGAGCATTTCGCGCAATGCGTCGCGGCCTATCTCGCGTTTCTGGTCGCCGAACGCGTCACCGGCGAGCGCTCCGCCGCCGGGCGCATGTCGCAGCTGTTCTCCGAACTGCTGCCCGAGGCGGTCCGGCTTGACGCGGTGCCCGAAGACCCGTGGCTCGTGCATCAGCGCAGCGGCGCCATGCTGCGCGCTGCCCGCGACCTGCTGGCCCGCGCCGATTGGCGGTTCGCCCTCAAAGACGCCGCGATCTCGGTCACGGCGGGCACCCCGGCCGCGCCGTTCCTCTACAGCTACGCCCAGCCCGCCGACTGGCTGCGCACGCACCGGCTCTTTCTGCCGCCCGCGACCGACACGATCGATTGCCCGTTCGATGTCCGCGAACAGGGCGGCTACTGGTCCACCAACGCGACGGCCTTCAACGCGCGCTATGTGTCGGCGACGACCGGGGCCGATTCGACGCTCTGGCCCGAGCCGTTCCGCGCCGCGCTGCGCGGCTATCTCGCGGCCGGGATGCCGGGTCACGCCGCCGCCGATCAGCAGACGCAGGACCAGCAGCAGCAGGCGCCGCAATGGCAACGCGATGTCGCGCTGGCGATCCAGGCCGCCGCCGAGCCGCCGGATGACTGGCTCGCCTACCAGCTCAGCGGCAAATTCCAGCGCGCCGCGCACTACATCGCACGGCAGGCGTATTGGCGTTTCGGCCTAAAAGATTCGACGATTACCGTCACGAGCGGCACCCCGATCGGCGGGTTTGCCCACAGCTACGCGCACCCGAACGATTGGCTGCGCACCCACAAGCTCGTTGTCGTCTCCGCCGGGCGCGAATGCCCGATCGACATCCGGGAGCAGGGCGGGTTCTGGTCCACCGATGCCGTGAGCTTTACGGCGCGGTATGTGTCTTCGACCCTGGCGCTCGATACGACGCGTTGGCCCGAGCCGATGCGCCGCACCGTCTTCCTGCTGCTGCGGTCGGACGGGCAGGATGACCCCGACCAGCAGCCCGCGTCCGCGCCGTGGCGCCTTGCGCTCAACGAAGCGCGCGCCGGGTTCGCCGAACCCGAACACGATTGGTTGCGGTTTCAGCTCAGCGGCGCATTCCGCCGCGCGGCCGGCGAAATCCTGACGCTCGACTATTGGCGGTTTGCGCTGGCGACGGCATCGCCGACCGCGGGCGGCTCGTCCGTCCCCGGCTACAGCAGCATCTACGTGATCCCGTCCGATCATCTGCGGACGCACGCGCTGTTTCTCTCGGCCGCGGGCGGGCGCGAGTTCCCGGTCGATGCACGGGAACAGGGCGGGACATGGCTCGCGAACAACAGCGCCATCACGGTGCGGTACGTCTCAAAGACCCGCGGCCTCGATGCGACGCTCTGGGGCGAGCCGTTCGCCAAGGCGGTGCGCGCCTACCTCCTGGCCGAGGAAGCGGCCGGCAGCGACCGCGCCGAAGCCTTGTCCAAGGATTTTGCCGCGCTGCTCAACGCGGCGCAGCAGACCGATACGCTGCCCGAAGACCCGTGGCTTGCGGCGCAGCTCGACGGCACGTTCGACCGCGCCAGCCGCGCCGTCATCGGCCGCGCGTTCTGGCGGTTTGCCCTGAAGGACGCGACGATCTCGGCGACCTCGGGCACCGCCGCGGCCGGGTTTGCGCATTCGTTTGCCGTGCCCGCCGACTGGCTGCGCAGCCACAAGCTGTTTGTCCTGTCGGGCAGCCGCGAATGCCCGATCGACGCCCGCGAGGAAGCCGGGTTCTGGTCCGCCAACATCGCCGAGTTCCGGGTCCGCTACCTGTCCTCGACCCTGGCGTTTGATTCGCGGCTCTGGCCGGGGCCGGTCGAAAAGGCGGTGCGCGTCTTTGTCGACACCGAGCGCGCGACCGAGAAGCCGGCCGAGGATTGGCGCGCCTACGCCGCGGAAGCCGAACGCGGCTGGACCGAAGCGGAATGGCGCTGGCTCGACCACGCGCTTTCCGGGCGGATGCGCGACGCGGCGCAACGCCTGCTCGAAGCCGAATTCTGGCGGTTTGCGCTCAAAACCGTCGTCCCCTCGGCGACCTCCGGCGCCGTTGGCGGGTACGCCCGCGCCTTTGCCCAGCCCGCCGACTGGCTGCGGACCCACGCCATCTTTGTCGCCGCCTCCGGGCGGGAGCTGCCGGTCGATGTCCGGGAGCATGAGACGCGCTGGTCAACCAACGCCGCCGCGCTGACCGTCCGCTATGTCTCGAATTCCGGTCTCGACGCGACCCTTTGGCCGCAGCAGTTCGAGACCGCCGTCGGCGCCACGCTCGATGCCGAAATAGCACCGCCCGACAAGGCTGCCGACGCGACCGCGCTCGCAAAGCTGCGGGTCGAGGAAGCGCGCGGCGCGCTCGCCGATCCGCCAAACCGCTGGCTGCCCTACCAGCTCGACGGCTCGTTCGAAAGCGCGCGGTATGATGTGCTGCGGCGCGGGTTCTGGGCCTTCCGCGGCGATGACGGGGTGATGTACGGGCTGAAAGAGGTGCAGCTTTCCGCGCCCGCCGATCAGCTCGTGACGCAGCCCGATTACAGCATGCCCTACCGCTATCCGCTGCCCGCCGACTGGCTGCGCACGCACGCGCTGTTCGTGCCGTGGGACGGGCAGAATTGCCCGATCGACATCAGCGAGAGCGCGCAGGACTGGAGCACCGACGCGCCGGTGTTTGTCGCGCGCTATGTCGCGACCGACGTGCTCGATCCGCAGCGCTGGCCGCGCGCGGTCGAGCAGGCGGTGCTGGCATATCTCGATTGGCGGGCGGCGCCGGCGGAACAGGTGCGGGTTCGCGAGGCGGAGTTCGACCGGCTGCTCGACGAGGCGCGGGCGCTGCACGCCCGCCCCGCGGATGACTGGCTGCGCTTCCAGTTGAGCGGCGCCTATCAGGCGTCGGTCAAACAGATGCTCGAACAGGGGCGCTGGCGGTTCGCGGTCAAGACAAAGAGCCTGACCGAGACGACCGATCCGCTGCCGGCCGAGGAAGCCGATGGCGGCGTGTCGGACAGCTACGGCTATCGCTTTATCTGGCCGAACGACCTGCTGCGCACCCTGCGCGTCTATTACCTGCGCGGCAGCGGAACCTATGCCGAGCGCTGCGATAGCGACTATCGCGACGAAGGCGGCGCGGTCCACGCGAACTACACGCCGATTACGGTGCGGTACGTGTCGCGGCTCGGCCTCGACAGCACAAAATGGTCGGCGCATTTCCGCGATGCCGCGCTGGCCTGGCTGCAATACCAGGAGGCCCGCGACGACCCGGCAAAAACCGGGATCGCGCAGGCGAAACTGATGCTGTACGAGGCCGCCTGCCGCGAGGCCGAGCGGCAGGACGACGCCCGCGACCGGCCGGCGCGCAAACCAAGCCGCCTCGTCATGGCGCGCTACGGGCGATCCTCGATCAATCGCGAACAGGGGTGGCCGTAGGGTTTCCCGTCCCGTCTTTTTGCGTCGCTTCACCGATCATTGTACCCCAAATTTTACGGAGCCGATCCTCCATCCGATCGACTGTTTCCTCGGCCTCTCGCCAGCAGTCTATTTCTCCCCGGCCGGCCTTTCACATTTCTTTCGTTGGCTCGCGGATGGCCTCGATCGCCCTGCCGGCTGCGGCGTGGT